CCAGAAAATACGCTCGATGCCGCAGCACTTGTTGCGGAGGCTCCACCGCCCGCGCCGCCAAAACTCAACCCGGGTAGAGACTGTAACAGCGGAGTAATAAGTTGCATCTGCACATACATCCTTAGGATATCTTTCAATACAGACTCGGCAAAGTCAGAGAAAGAACCCTTCCCGCTTACGGCAAAGTCCACCAAAGCGTCTGTAGCCGCCCTTCCCCAACCTTGAACAGCAAACTTTAATTGTTCAAAGTCTTGATTCCCGCCTTGAACCGTTTTCCGCATATCGTCACCAGCTTTTTCAAGTGCTTTGAAGTATGTATCTGGCCCAAGCTGTCCGGTACTCAGCAATCGATTCAGTTCGTTTTGCTTTGCGATGAAAATATCTTCAGCGCTGGCTACTTCCAGTGTGATCTGTTTGACCTTTTCCATGTCCCGCGCGTATTGCGCATTAAGGTCTTTTTGGGCAGTCAACGCGGCTTCGCTTTCCTTCATTTTCTGAATGTACGGCGCAGCAGCGTCCGCAACGCCCAGATACCCGGCTTTCAGTTCGATAAGTGCAATGCCGGTCACTCCCGCTTGCATTGATTCTTCCTTCAATGCTTTCAGGAATCGTTCTGACTCGCTGATTGCCGCTTGCTTTTCCTTGGTTGCTGTCGCTGTTTTCGGTGGATCATTTGGTGTAAGTTTTTGCTCTTCTATCGCGGCAATAGGCTTTGCCGCCTCTTCTTTGACACGCAGTAATTCTTGCAAATCAGCCTTTGCTTGGTCAATCCGTGACTCTGCTTCATCCAGGTCTTTCTTACTGTAGATGAAGTTATCCGCGAAAGGTATGACGGCATTCCTGCCGCGCATCTTTTCCAGGCTTTCCGTCAGGTCGTTAATCTTCTTTTGCTGTTGCTCTATGTCGGTCAGGTTTTGCGTTTTGAATAAGCGTGATAGGGCATTCGCTGCACCTTCCGCCGCAGGAGTCAAAATACTTGCCAGCGTGGCGCCCACCTCTTTCGAGATCACGTTCATCGCGGCAAAGAACCTGTTAACTTTGAAGTCTGCGGTTTCGGCCATCTGCTCAAAAGCCTTATTCGTTATTCCCGCACGTTCTGCCTGTTGCTGCATGATCTGGTTGAATTCCCTACCGCCGTTGTTCACCAAGTTTAAGGCAGGAAGGATTGCCTCAACGCCACCGAATAGTAGCGCAAGGGAAGCTACACTTCCTCCTGTTTTCTGTTTTAGGTCTTCCAGAAAAGGAAGAAAACCTTTTTTCGCCTTTATTGCCGAGGCATCAAACTTAAGCCCGAGCCGCTCCGCCTCATCCGCAGCTTCCGATGACGGTTTAACCAGCGCCGCCAGAACCGCCCGAACACTTGTTATCGATTCCCGTGCGGAAACACCGGTCAACGTCAACGCGGCAACGGCAGAAGAAACCTCAGCTAACCCAACGTCTACCGCATCTGCCAAAGGTATAACCCTGCCCAAACCTTCGGCTAATTCTTCGATTGAGATTTTACCGGCAAGTGATGCAGTGAATAACGTATCACTTACATCATTCACATCCTTGACCTTATCCCCATAGCCCTTGACAATATTAGTAAGGCCCGAGATGGCCACGCCCAAGTTGCTGTTACCCCCAATGGCCAACTTGTTGGCTGCGGTAAGCAGCTCTGTAGCCTCGCGGGTGTCCGTGATCCCGGTAGACAACACTTCGTAGAATGCTTTTGACTGGTCAGTCAGCCCCGAACCGAACTGAAGCGCAAGGTTTACGCTCTCGTTAGCGAATGCCTTTACTTGATCAGTAGCACCAAGCAACTGGGTGGAGATTTCCCCAAGGGTCTTGTCGAAGGCTATGAAGTCCCGCGAAGCGCCGCCAAGCGTTTGCACGGCTGCATAGGCTGCGGCTGCGATTCCGGCAACCTTTTTGAATTGTCCTACGATGGCTTCGGTCGATCCTTGCAGGCCGCTTTCTGCATCCGCACCGGCCTTTTGCATCCGCTTCAGAGATTGCTCTGCGTCCTTGACCTCAAGGGCATCAACGCGCAACGCTAAACTGGCAACATCAACCGTCATTTCGCCCTCGATCTAATGTAGAAGAGTGATTCTACCAGTAATTCAGTGTCCTCGACCTGAAAATATTCCAGCAAAAACTGAAGCGCATCCCAGTTAATATGCCCTCCCATCAGGTGCCACACATCGAAGGCTTGGGCATTATTTTCCGTTAGTTCAACTTCTGCTGCTACGACTGCCTTTGCTCTCGGGATTTTTTTGAAGGCTTCGTTGTCGTACCAGCGGGTGAGTTTTTTATTTCGGCCTCCTTCACAATTTGTCGGTCAAAGGCGGACTTGGTTATGGCTTTTGAAATATTCAGCCACCACTCCATCCTATCCATCACCAGCTCGTTATACAACGATTGATCGAAGGGCACTAAGACATCAGGATCGCCGTCAGGAATAATGTCCCGCTCGGTTACACCTTCCCAGCCGGTTATCGCAATCGAAGCCATCACCGCATCAGGAGAAATGGTTTTATCTCCGCTGTACTCATTGATAATGCGGATCAACCGAGAATAAAGTGGGCACTGCCCCGTGAAGGTAATGTGCCCTACCTGTACCTCGATTTTCCTGTCGGCTCTGAGCCGTTCTAGTAGTTCTGCTGGTTTCATAATTACGACGCGAAGTATTGTTCAGGTGCTTTCAGTTTAACGCTGATCGTACCTTTACCGAAGGCTCCGGCGGCACCACTAAGCCCACGTCCACCGGCCCACGTACCATTAAATATCAGGACTGTGCCATTGTTAAAAGTACATTTCCCTATTCTGGCTGTCTTCGCATTTGATGCTTTTCGCACTTCAACGATTGCCGGGTCAAATGGCTCTGAAAAACTTTCAAAATTGATTGTGGACGCGGAATCCAGACCGAAAGCCTCGATCTTCTGTAAGGCATGTACCGTCGTTTTATCTTCTACGTTCGGCTGTGGTTCTGGATAGTCAAAGTTAGCCAACGTGGTGAACGCCAACAGGGATTGTTGCTCGGTAGACGTGCCGCCCGAAACATAGGTCGAGAATCCAGTTGAATCCAGCCCTTCACACGTAAACTCGTCTGTGGTCGGTGTGGCCTTGACACGAACAACCCGCCCATTGATCTGACTCATTCCCACAACGTCATCAATAACCGTAAGCTCTCCGGCTGAAAGCCCGTGACCTACGCAAGTTACAACCGCTTCACTTGCCTTTGTAATTCCGGTAATCGCCTTGGCCGTACCGAATGCGCTATTTATTTCTACCTTGACACCCACGAACTGGACAGTATTAGACATCATGCCTCCTGTATTATCTGAGAAAAGTACACAAACACGGATTGTACCAGCCTATCCTCTTCCGGGCGCGGGTCTTTTATTGCTGGTGTTCTGTTAATTGTTACACCGGACACAATTGAACCGGACTTAAACGTGCTTTGAATCAATTCGGCCCTTGCAGTTATCGTGCCGCTACCTGCGAGCAGAGGGTAAAACAACCGAACCTGCATGTAACCTTTTTGTTCGTATGTCCGATGGATCATTATATTGTCCGGGTCGGTGAACTCAAAAAGCACCTGCTGGTACGGCGTTCCTTCCACCGGCCCGTAGTCATCCCCAACATAGGACGTGGCCAAGGCCGGGCTTATCGCCGCAAGTGCTGTTTCAAGCGCCGCACGTATAGCTTTATTGGACATTGTTCGCCGCCTCTCTCACTACCTGCTCGAACTCCAATACGGTAACGTGAACCATACCGTTTGGTGCTTGGCGTGACCATCCTTCTTCTAGGGGCTTAATGTAGTCCACGTTATTCGCTATCCAATGTATCCCTGCTGCCGGAGCACCTAGCACACCCGATGTTAGGCTTTTAATTGTTGCCGATCCCGATGTGTCGACAATATCCAAAGCATTCGTGGGCATTTGCCCAAAGTTATACTGCCAGTTCGCCCTCGACCGGCCACCAACGTATCCTTTTGGCGGATATTTCGTGTTCCAGTATTTCGTATCGCCTACCGGGTTGCGCATTATGATTCTGGTTCCAAGCTCGATAACAATACCACGAACAACACGGTCAACCTTTCCTGTGGCTTTGTCCACAAATCTTGAAAGATCCGCAGTAAAACTCATTTCCTCACCTGCAATTTATAAACAATAGGCGTTCCATCCGGCGCAACGATTTCAACATTCTTTATCGTTCCGGCAAATCCAATAAAAGAAACCTGCCCATTCACTTTGGGTTCTGTCAGCCCGGAAGCAGCAACGATAACTTTAACGTCCCCGCGTTTTATGTTCGTTCCATCAATCTCACTGGCTTTGTATCCCACCGGCACACCTACACCCGTCTGCACTGTTTCGGTGCTGGACACTCCACCTGTTGACGGGCTGTACGCCCCCGGCGTTACCGTGGTGATCGTGATCTGCTGGCCTTTCCTTCCAAGCAGATCAAGCGCCATTGCGATTGCTGAATCATACTCGCTCATATCCGTACCATTTGCGCGGTGCGTCCGGCACCGTTCGTCAAGAAGCGAGACAACATTGCATCGATCTCTGTATACCGAACTTGAACCGAGCTAAATTCACTGTATGTGACAGAAACCGCACCTTCTACAGATTCGCTAATAACTTTTCGCCTCTCATCCGACATAAGGTCATCCCCGGTCGATGCACGAAGGGCAAGCAAGGCGCAAGCTTGTTTCACTTCATTTGGCACAATGCCGTTGTCGTAATACTGAAGGAATCGAAGCCCAGCGATTGGCACGTCTTCCCTTGGCCAGTCCAAAGCCTGCTCTGCTGTCTTACGGTAACCTGCCCACAAGGTCGTGTACTTCCCTGTCATGTAGTCAGTACCCTTGCGCAGGTTTTGTTCCTTTTGTGGCGTAGTGAGTAATGCCCATGCCGCGTTGCCGCGCGCGGAATGTATCGTGTCCGCATCAGCTACGCTGCACAGCGATTCGGCAATGGATAAACCTGTTCCATCTTCAACGATGAGAGCCATTATTTATCTTGTGTTGGTTGCGCGGTGTCCGCCTTCTTTGCTGCTTTGTGAGAATGTTTTGCTGCTTCAGCCTTTATCTCTGCTTCCTTGGCCGCAATCTCCGGTTCCCAAAGCACATGCTTTGCTGGATCAAAATCCTGCTTGTTGATCAGATGCCACCCTCTCGGCCCGTCTCGAACTACTTTTACTGTTTCAGCCATGTTTTTCTCCAAAATAAAGGGCGACCAATAGCCGCCCTTAGTGTTTGCTTAGCTTACCGATTAACCTCTCAGGATGGCTACGTGTTGTGGTTTCCACACGATAGCGTCGTACAGCACCCCGATTTCGATCATTGTTTTCTTGTAACCTTTGTACACGGAAACATCAAAGGCCAAGCCAGAGAACGGGTCTTGGATAATCATTCTATCCGTCGCAGCGTCCCCGCCGTTTGGCACAGCTACCGGGCGCGCAGCCAGCTCAACCGCAGATTGATGGAAGCCTACGTTGTATGTGTAGCTATTGCCAATTGTCATTTCCACAGTATCCGCCACCGCTGCGCGAAGCCCAGGGTCATTAAGCACAATATCACCTGTTGCTGTCAACAAGCCAGTTTTAACAACGTAGTTATTGATGCTGTCCCCAGCAAAGGTCACAATATCGCCAGCCAGAACACCATTCGCCCCGGTCGTGCCGCCGTCCAAGGTTATTGTTGTTTGGCCAACTGCTTCACCAGAACCATTGTTTACGTCGTACAGTGTGCCCGTTCCTTTGGTGTGAATACCAATACCGGCAGATTCCTTCATCATGAATCCTTGAAGGTCAAGCAAAGCCCCACGGCGCAACAATGAATCGTTACCTGACTCATTAACCTTTTGCAGATTGGCCAAGTTTCTCAATTTTGTACCAGCGGTCGAGCTAATCACTAACGAAGATCGGCCATCTTCCATCGGGCATCCGTTATCCACCAGGATTTGGCGTAATTCCGCGATCAGATCAAAGTTCGAGCCAAACGGCGTAGTTCCCGCCGAACCGACAGCGCGGGAAGCACCTTTATAGATGATACCTGCCAGATACGCTTCGATTGTGTTGGTGATAGCACGCATCGCTTGCAGGATTTGATCGCCATAAATGGTTTCAAAGCCACTGCCATTGTTGACATGCTTAATGTCCTCACCCGTCCAAGGAATTTGCACGGAGGCGTAGTGATTTAATTGCAGCGCCTTGTTGTCTACCGTCTGATCCGTTCCTTCGGGAATGGTCATCGAAGGGGCAAACGAGCTATTCACCGTGGGAGTGCGGGTAAAATGCGAACGCACAGTATCTCCCTTCGCTACTTGCTCCGCGCCTGCGTTAACCGTTACGGAAGGAATCAACCCAACCAGTTCCCGGCCAACAACATCCGCCGCTTTGTATAAGTCTGCTGCTAAGTCCGTCAATGTGTTCGACATGTCAATTTATCCTTTAATCGTCAACCGGCCTTCCGCCCTTTTTCGTAAACGCCGCGCGTTCGTGTTGTGGTAGTGCATCAAACACGGAGCGCTTCATTGTGAGCTTATCGCCTTTGTTTTCAGTATTCCCGCCTGATCCGCCGCCACTGTTCCCGGCAAGATACCAAGTAGGATTCTCTTTAATCGTTTCCTTGTTGCTTAGCCATTCCTTAAGGGAGTACGGGGTCTTGCCGTCCGCACCAAGCACTACTTCATTGTCCTTGTACTGACGTGCTATGCCGTCTTCATCTAACCGCCATCCGTCTTGCATCGCAATCAAGAAAGCGTACTTAGTGGCTGTAGCATGCATCCCTACTTCCTTGTCCGAAGCGGCTTCCATTAGTTGCCCCTTCAGCACTTGCATTTCATGTTTCTTTGCACGTTCCTCCGCTTTTTGGGCTTTGGCTTCGGCCTCGGTTTTTGCCGACTCAAGCGCTGATTTCTGCTTTTCGATACGACGACTAACAACCTCGTCCATTTTTCCCGCAGCGATCAATTGCGCCTCTTCGTCGTTCTCGAACTTGGCCAGAAGTTGCTTAGTCCTTTCAGGATCAATACCGGCAAACTTCGCAAGCTCCCCTTCTTTTGCCTTAAGCTTTCCAAGCAGCTCTTTGTTTTTGGTGTCCAGGCCTGTTGTCGCTGCCGCTACCGCCGTAGCCACCGCAGCATCGATTTGTGCTTGAACTTCAGGGGTAATCATTTCATCCCCACCCCCGCCACCTTCCCCGCCTTCAGCGGCCATCGTACTACGTGCATTCTTTTGATAAACATTTGTTGTCGATCCCTTTAGGAGTGGCGTAACCACGTTGACGAAAATATTGTCGAAATAACTTGACTTCTATGCTACATGCCGTAAAATCAATAAAATCGACAAACTTTAAGCTCACCTTATACGCTAATTGTACTTCTGTTGCAACTCTTTAAGTGTAAGCTCCCGGCCTTGACCGTCTAGTAATTGATTAAGACTGATTTTTCCTTCTCGAAACAAGTCCGCTCTTCCCTTGCCCAACATTTCATCTTGTTGCGTTTTAGACACACGCTGAAGGTATTCGTCAAAGGTTGTATCTGCGGATATTGGCCCAAGTGATGAGGCGCGTTCCCCTGGCGGTAGCTTCGGCAAGTCCAGGCCTAACTGCTTGAACGTTTTGGTAACAGGCAACAACACACATCGATCGTTGAAGTGAATCGGCGGCAACTGGAATGGTACACTATGTCCAATGGGCGTATTTCCTTTGTCGTTTTTCCATTCTCTGCCTGACAATGCCATACACTGCGGGCAAACTTTTGAGTCCATAGCTGAAAACCAGGAAAAAGCCTGAATCACATCGCTGTTTTGTTCGTACACAGCTTGCCTTGCGTTGTTTGCTACTGTTTGCACGGCAGTATGTACCAGTGCATTCGCGTTATTCCGTGTAAGGTCAAGCAATCCCGGCTGCGTCCGCGTGCCGATGATTCTTCGCACTATCTGCTGATTATTTTCACCCAGCACCATGCCCTGTCGGATTGCTGAAGAAAACTTGAAGATTGTGTCAGATTCTTGCTTTGCCCACCAATCCGCTAACGGCCCCCCGTTAATCAGAGTGTTGGCCGTGATTCCTGAGATCACCGCCGCCGTGGGCAGTGCGGCGTTGTACCCAATGAATACTTCGTCAATATTCGCAGCCGCCGTCTTTATTTGCAACTTCGCAACTCCGTCCAATGTTTCACTTGCCGCGTCTTGCATTTGTGCAAAAGCATCAGATACCGGCTCCGAGATTGAGGTAAGCAGCGCGGACAGCTTGCGCTTATTGAACGTGGCTACTTCCTCCCCTGACAATCTTGCAAGCACTCCTTTCTCGATCTGCTTGACAATTTTCTCGATCTTCTTACGTTCACCGGCCTCAAGCCGTCGCAAATCGACCTGAAAGCGGATGATCTTATCGAGGAGCTTTGGGTTAATCTCTGCCATTATACGGAGAAGTGCTGTACCGCTACCGGTAGCTGAAACGTATGCACCTTGCCCCCGGTTGCCGCGTCAAACTTCATTGTACGCCGCACAGCCTCCTCGGCAGTTAGTCCCATGTCCATGTACGCGAGCACAAAATCATGGCCACTACCCATAGCAGACACTCGCCCTAACGGGATGGGTGCCATCCATATCCGAAACTGTCCGTGTTTCTCTTCTACCCCAGCCCTGAACAGCCTTCCGTTA